ACCTTGTTGCGCGTGTCCAAGATGATGCGCAACAAGGTGGCGTTTGACCAATAAAAAACCCCGCCGGGTTAGGGCGGGGTGAAAGCCCTGTTTCCAGGACCGGAGACAACTGCTCATTTCGGCTTGAGGTCCGCCTCAATATCCGCCTCAATGTCCGGGCCAGATGCCGACGCTGGAAACGCCTCGTCGGTCTGAATGTCTTGTTCAATGTCGCCGCCCATGCCGCCGCGCTGACCGGACTCAACTTGCGGAGCAGGCCAAACGGTGGACGTGCTGCCCATGACCGCGCCGCGCTCTGCAGCCGTTGATCGCACAGCTTTGGGTGCCAGGCCCTTCTCGTACTGCTCCAAGAACTTCACCACCGATGCAACCTCGGCGGGGTTCTTGGACATCAGCATGTCGGAGAGCTTGTCGGCCACCTGGGGCGTGATGGTTGACGACCGTGCAACCCGTGCCGCCATGCTGGTAAGCGATGGCCAGAAACCGCCAGTGACTGCGTTGGCCACGGCCTCGCCGACGCCTGGGCCCTCATCCAGCGCGTCGCTCATGGCGCTGCGTTTTGCTGTTTGAGAGCCACCCAAAATTTTGTTGGCTTGTTGGTACAACTGCGACTCGCGCTCCATTGCGGTCTGGAACAAGCGGAAGTGCGCCGGGTCGTCAAACAGCGGCTGCATTTTGGCCACAGTCTCGGGAGAGTTGATGATGCGGCTGGCGGCGTTGAAGTTGGTCGATGGGTCCATGACCTTGCCGTACAAATTGCGCGCCACACCGGTGCGAAACGCCTCCTTCTCGGCCTTGCTCATGCCGGCCACCATCTTGACCACCTGCTCGCTGTCGAGCTTGCCAAAATCAGACAGGCCTGCGCGCATGGCGTCGATCACCTCCATGTCGCCGCTGTATTCAGACAACGCTTTTTTGTACGGCGGTACAAGATCTTTTAATCTGTCGCGCAAATCATTTCTGATTTCTTTGATCGTTGAAATATTTGCCAAAACAGCGGCGTTATCGCTTTTGTAGCCCGCTTTTATTTGAGCATCTAAACCTCTTTTCATGAAGTCCAGTGTTCGCACATCAGGCAGCGTGGTCAGCTCCAATATTTCCGACCCACTGTCTGTGAATTTTCCAGTGGGTTTGTAAATCTCAGGCATAGCAAACTTTGACGGGTCTTCGCCACGAATTTTTGCCAAAGACGCTTGCGCATTTGCAATGCTTCGAGCGGTTTCAAATGCGCCCTGAACCTCTGGTGTTTGCATGATCTGTAGGATTTTTGGGTCATCCACATCGCCCCAGGCATAAGCCTCGTCGTACATGGTGCTCGCCTTGCTGCGCAGGTCTTGCACCATCCGGGCTTCGTCGTCGTAGTAATTGCCAGGCTTGAGTCCTTTGGCCACCTGCTGGTAAGCGCGCTCGCGGGAGCCTGCTTTTTGCTGGGTCAGCGTCTTTTCAACCTTGCGCGTGCCCTTGCCGGTGCGCTGGGCCACAGCCTCAGCCAAGTCGGCCAGCGCGGCGTCCGTATTTGCCAAGGTGCTGGGCACACCCATGGAGCGATCGCGCGCCATCATCTGCTCGATCTGCTGGGGCGTGAGGTTTGATTCCTTGATGGCCGAGCTCAGCTTCTCACCGGCTCGGGAGGCAATACCGGCCTCGCTGGGTGCCAGCCGCTCGCGCAGCCATTTCGCACCTCCGGTTACGCTTCGCATACCAACAGGCACAGCAAGGCCAAGCGTGCCGCCAAGGAGGCCACCAGAAGTGGCTCCACTGGCGCGTCCGTCTTCTGTGGCCGAACCAGCGCCCGACACCGCACCGGTGGCCGCGCCAAGGCCTGCCAAGCGGGCAAGGGCCCCACCTGTTGAGCGCGCTGCCTGTGCGGCACCTGCTGCCTGCGCACCGGGAACAAACATCATCCCAACGGCTGGAGCCATACCGCCAACAAACTCGGCAGCAGTGGATACCACAGGCGAATCTTTGGAGTACTGCGCATACTCTTGGCGGATTTTTTTCAGAGCTTGCTCATAAGGTAGATCACTAAGATAGTTTGCCTCCAGTTCATCGCCCCAGCCCATGCCAAGACCTTGCCCCAAGGATGCCCTTAAAAATCCAGCGAGTTGATCAGCCATTATTCAAGTCCCCCAGTGTCGACTTCACCAGTGTTGCGGTACAAACCAGAGCTGATTTCATTGAGGCGCTTCTGACGAGCGGCACGTACAGCCTTGAGCTTGATGTACGTGTTTTTCATGATCTTGCCGCGCTCTTCAATCCTCTTGGCACCCAAGCCTTCCAGGCTCAACGAAATTTCTCGCTCGCCCTCGGTTGGGTTTGCACCAAACGCCGCTCTGAGTTTGTCAACCGCACCGGAGCTGAGCAGGTTTTCCATTTCCCGTGTGTTTTGAACCCTGGGGTCTTTGGAGCCTGTTTCTTCCAGCAGTTTGCGCTGAGCTTTGCTCATCAATGAAGCATCAAACGTATTTGGATTGAGCTTGTAAGCCTTCTGCAAAGAAGTGATAGACGAGTCCAGTCCAGTCAGTGCGTCCTCGGCCTCTGACTTCATCTTGACCTCGGCAGGGGTCAGCTTGGTGGCCTGCTGCTCTTGGAATTGGAATTTCTGTTGAGCCAGCGCTTGATTGGCCTGCGCCACAGACACATTGGCCAGCGTGGCGTTGATCTTGTCGAGCTGCTGGCTGACGTTGTTTTCGGCGATCTTTGCCACCCGAGCTTGATACTCGGCAGTCCCTGGAACCAAACCCTCGTCCTTGGCTTGCTTGCCAGCGGCAGACTCGGGTTGGCCGGACTTTACGTATTCCTTGATCAACTCGGTGGCCACGGCGCGCTTGTCTTTCATGCCCTCGGCGGCCAGTTGACGCAGCGTGGTCAGGTCCTCTTTGGCACCGGTCATGCGCAGCTTTTGAGCCTCAAGGCCCAACTGCAACTTGCGAGCACGCTCAGCGGTTGCCGACTTTCGTTGCTCCTTGTTCATGACGGCCGCAGCCTCGCCGGCCTTGCCCAGCGACTCCATGAAGTTGCCGGTCTTGGTTGGTGCACCAAACGCGGCGGCCAAGCGGAAATACATCTCGGCCTTGCTGGGGCCGGATTCCTGGGGTTGCTTGATGGCGTCCTGCAAGAGCTTGTTGAAAGCATCGGACTCTTTGGTCATCGTGGCGCGCGCAGCGGTGAGCTCCTTGCCGTAGTCATCACCCTGTGGGAAATACTTACCCAACATGGCCATGAGCGCCTGATTGCGGTCGCCACCAGGAGCCATACCGGGCGCGGCAGGGGCCGCAGCGATAGCAGGAGCCGGGGCGGCATCTTGAGCGGGCATCGGAATATCCATCGCGCCACCCATCCCATAAGTTCCCGCCAGATCGTAAATCGATGCCATGTTCTTCTCCTGTTTTTACTGGCCGAGCAACTTGGTCAAGCCAGCGCCAGCCGACAAACCGGTGGCCAACTGCTGCAACGGAGACGCCGAGTAAGAGGCCCCGGTGCTTGTTGTGCCTTGCGTGGTGGACGACTGCACGTTGGGGGCCATGCCGCGAACCTGAGTGGACAACCAGTCGAGCTGCGACTTGGGGTACTGCTGCTCGAGCATGTACTGCTGGTACTTTGCGTCGGCCTCGCGCTGCGCTTGTGTTTGCTGGGCAGACCCTGCGGCCTCCAAGGATGCAACATCGGTCGAGCGCATCTGCTGACCCTGCTGGGCCATGGCCGCCATCTGTTGCAACGCCGACTGCTGGCGCTGCAGGTCTGCACCCGTAAGCTGACCGGATTGGGAGCCCAGAGTCGCCAGCAACTGCTGCTGCTGTCCGGTAAGCGAGCCCGTTTGCTGCGCCGCGCTCATGAGGGCTTGTTGCTGAGCCTGCGTCAGACTGCCGAGCTGCGCGCCAACATTACCCACAGCCTGTGCGCGTGCGATTTCCTGCTGCGCCGCCTGCTGCTGTGCAGATGTGAGAGCTTGGCCACCAGACAGAATGGCCTGCTGCTGCGCTGTACCCAAACCGCCGGCAGTCGATGCCAGCTGAGCCTGGCGCGCGGCTTCTTGCTGGGCTGCGGACAATGCTTGACCATACCCAGCCTGCAACGCCTGCGACTGCTGGCCAAGAACGGACTCTTGCGTGTCGCGCAATGCTCGGCTGCCAAACTCGCCCATGCGCGTGCCTCCAAATTGGCCCGCACGAATGAACGAGTCCGACACCGCAGGCAGCAAGTTTTCCGAAAGGTTACGCGCCCCGAGCTTGGCGATCTGGTTGGTCACCGACTCGGTGTAGGGGTTAAAGAACTGCCCAATATCCTGCTCAGATGTTTGTGCAGCCTGCTGCATGTACGGAGCGGCAGCGGTCAGGCCTGAGCCCTCAAGGCTGGCCTGTACATACGGCGAGAGCGTGCGAGCACCGGCACCGGTGTCAACGCCACCAAGCGCAGATGCTTGCTGGTTCAAAAAAGGCTGCGCCGCATTAACGCCGCTTGTGCTTGTGGCCTGAGACAGCAAAGGCTGTGCGGCCTGTAGTGGGCTCATGCCTGCGGCCTGCGTCATGTAAGGCGATGCCGCCGCCATGCCACCAGGCGCAGTGGACAGTGCTTGCACGCCCTCTTGCGCTTTTTCCAGGGCCGGCTGAAATGCACCAAAGTTGGCGCTTACCGCGTCGTAGGCCTGCTTTTGCTGCGGAGTTGCACCGGCCACCAGCGTCCCGCCATAAGGCGTAAACGGCGTGTTGGCCACGTTGGTGGACTGGTAGATTTGGTTGTAAATCGCATCTTGCAGCCACTTCGGTGTCTCGGTGGTGCTGGTGACGTAGGACGTCGCTTTTTGGGGGTCACCCTGGAACAAGCTGGCCATATTAAGCGCCTTTCAGATATGCCAACGGCGATTTGGCGTTCGCGCTGAACTTGCCCCGGGCCATCGATTTGCCTTTGTGTTGACGGATTTTAGCCCGCATCTGGTCCAGACGGCGAGCCCCATCGCTGGTTGAGCCGTCGCCCAGAAGAGCCACCGTCTCGGCGTCCATGACGTACTCGCCATCCGAAAGACGTGCCGGAATGGTGTCATCGCGGCCAGAGCCGCCGCCACGGGCCAAGCGGGTCAAAGCGCCGCCACGGGCGAGGTTTTGCGTTGGCTCTTCGGCGGGGTTGTCGTACATGCCGCCGCCGACCTTGTCCCAGTTGCGGGCAATGTAGCTGCCAACAGGCAGATTTTGCATTTTTGCCGCCGCGCTGAGCGTGTCCCAGTTCCAGCTGCGCATTGGGCGGTTGAAGTATTCCTGCTGCTCTGGCGTCATACCAGCCACAACTTGCTGCACTTCTTCCGGCGTCTGTGCGCTGCCAAACAAACTGAGCAAAGGCAGCATCGAGGCGGCGTTGCCAAGGCTGAAGCCTTTGTTGGCCGTCCCTGCTGGTGTTTTGGGCACCAAAGAGGTTGCGTCGGTTGTTTGCGCCGCAATCGTGGTCAGTGGCGAGGCTTTGATGCCGGTGCCGGTGTAAGGCTCGGCAGATGCAGAATCGACGGTAGCGGGGCCGTACAAAGAGTAATCGGGCGAGAAGCTGTCAGGCCCGCTGAATGTCGGCGTGTTTCCACCGGTCAGGCTGTAATTTGTGCCGAGGCCAATTTCCGGCATGCTGGACGTGTTGACCTGTGGGACCTTCAAGCCCTCGATCACCAGGTCGGAAGGAGCCTTCAGACCAATCCCACCAGTCTCGGCGGGCGTGATGTCGTAGATTGATTTTGGCTCGGGTGCCGATGGGGCCTGATAAGCCGAAGCCAAACCAGACAACGCGCCTTGGACAAGCGCTTGCTGAGGGTCGGCTCCCATGGTGAGGGCGTTGCCAAACTGCTGGCCTGCGGTCTGCAATCCAGCGCCCATCTTGCCATCGAGGCCGCTGGCCATACCGCTGAGCGTGCTGCCTGCATAACCACCCAAGCCGCCTTGCACAGCGCCGGTCAGGAAGTCACCACCCGTGGCGGCGCTTTGTGCGCCACCAATCAGGGAGCTGCCCAGCACGTTTTGCGCCGTGTTGCTGAGTGTCATGCCCGTGGCGTCACCGATGGCGCTGCCCAAGGCTCCACCAGCGCCAGCGCCAAGAGCGCCACCAAGAGCGCCTTTGAGGGCGTCGCCACCGGCTGCGGCCGATGACAGACCGCCAATCGTTGCGCTGCCCAACATGCCGGCAGCCGTTCCAGCCAAAGCGCCGCCAGACAATGCTGATCCAATTGCGGTACCGATACCTGGTGCAAAAATGCTCAAGGCAATCGGCAAAATTGGAGCGATCTTCTTGAACAGCTTTTTAAGCCACCCAAATTCACGCAGGCCAGTTCGTGGGTTGATCGTGCCCGAGCCGCCGTAAGACTCAAGCAAGCGGCGCTCAAAAGGATTGATGTGCGCCAGCTCGGAGTCGCCGCGACGCCCCATTTGTGCAATCTTGTTCAGGCCACCACGCGCAAAGCCTGGTCCGCCGTCGGTCATTTGTTGCTGCACAACTTTGAGGGCCAGCAAAACAATGGTGAGCATGTCCGGGTTGAATTGCTCTGGCAAATCCTCCGGGTCAAGCATGCCGCCCTGAATGGCGGTCTGGCGGAACTCGTTGTAAGAGTCCGGGTTTTGCATGACGAACTCGAGCATTCGAACCAACTGATCAACCGAGTCCCGATCAATGTCTTGGTCCTGCAAAAGCTCCTGAACTGCCTCTCCAACAGCCTGCATGGCTTGTGGATTGTTTTGGATCGAACCTAAAATTTCTTGATTCATGATAGTGCTCCAACAAGCCTCTCGGCCCATTCTCTCCAGTCGGTAAATCCGTAGGGAATCGGCAAATTGCGGCCGATCGTTGTGTTGTTCAAAAACTGCATGCCCCAGTCCTGCCAGTGGCTCGCGTCGTCCAAACGACCAAATGAGCCGTAGGCATCCAGGTCGATGATGATCTGAGACGCCCAGTCAAGCAGCTCCATACCCGTTGGCATCGTGATGATCATCCCAGCACCGTCCTGTCGCCAGACTCGATGTGCGCAATGATCTGGCCCATCTGGTAGTCGCCGTACAGCGCGTTGGACTCAAAGCGCGCACGCAACTCGCGGCGCTGCTCTTTGAGCATCACGATCTGCTCATACGGCAGGTTGGCCTGCTCGGGGAATGTGAAGATTGAGCTTGTCACTTCAGGTGCGCGTGCGTTGGCACGGCCGGTGATCTGCACGGTCATCGGACCCTTTTGCACAAAGTCCGGCTCGATGGTGCTGATGCGCAGATAGCCGTCTTGGCCCTGCACGATCGAGGACAGGTCGGCGGTCTCAAAGTAAGACTGGATGGGCGCGGCCAGCGTGCCGTCGATCTCGTCCACACCCTGCTCATGCACCCAGGTGCGGTAGCCGCTGGCCGTTGGCACGGCATCCACCAAGATGGGGGCCATGAATGCGTTGTTGTATCCGCCAGCCGATCGGCCAACCACCGGCAGCGCGGTGTCGTACCAAGTGTTCTCGCGCACGTTGTAGATCACGGCGTGCGTGCATTCGGTGGCGTCGCCCTTGGGGTAGGCCCACCAGATTTCACCAAAGCGGGGCACCTTCCAAGCAAACACCTTGCTGTGCTGCTGGGGGTTCAGGCCTTCAAGGAAGTAGTTGATGTTCATCTGGTTGGGCACATCGCGCACCACACCGTTGAACATGAAAAACCGGTCAACGCCCGCCCAGTAGAAAACGCCGTCATAGTCCACCACCGAGTCGGCCGACAGGATGGATGTGTCGGTGGCGATCGTGTCAAACTGAAACACCGTAGCGCCACCGCTGAATGTGGCACGAATCACCGCGTCGTAGGCCCAGAAGATTCCAGCCGGAGCAGAGCCAGAGCCAGCACGCAACGGCATGCCTTTGACAATTTTTTGGCTCCACACGCGGGCAATACCAGAGCCTGATCCGGTCAAATCAGTCGGCTCACCAGCCACGGACCAGCCGATGATGCCAGCCGTGCCGTAGTAAAACAGGTAAGGGTGCAGCGCCACGATGCCGCCCGTTACGTTGGCACCAGCGGGGAGCTGCACGCTCTTTAAAGGCGCGGTGCCAAGCAAGTCGCCATAGAAAATCTGACCACCCACGTCGTTGCACAGGCAGCGTCCGTTGGGCGAGACGTGAGCAAGCAGCGCGTTGTACTGCGTGGACGAGTCAAACACCGCCTGGAACATCCAGCGGTTGGCATCCGAGGCCGTCAGCGCGTCAGAGCCGCCAACCATGTCCGTGTCTGTGACCGTGATGGTGGTGGCCGATGCCACGACCGCATACCCGTTGGTGGCCGCGTTAGCCGTCACGGCCGTGATGGTGATCAGGGTACCAACGGCCACGGCGGTGTAATTTGGCACCGACACATGCAGGTTTATGTTTGTCGCCACAGCCGTTGCCGTGGTGGCCAAGTCTGTGGTGAAGGACACCGCGCCCGACATGATCTGCACGCCGTTGACGGTGATGCCGTCCACAGAGCCGGCCGCGCCGCCGGTCAGCGTGACCGCGCCTGTCGCAGCCACAGCAATTGGAGTGCGGCTGGTAATCAGGCTGGCGTTCTTGCTGGCATCAATCGTGAAGCGTTCCAGCGAGCTGGGGCCGCCGCTGTGGCAATACTGCAACAGTTGTTGGGTGAAGCTCATGAAGCCGCGTGAAATCTCGGTCAGGTACTTGGAGATCGAGCGGTACCCGCCAATCTTGCGCGGCAGGCCACGCTGGAACCGCACCCACTGTCCGTCGACATAGAAGTCGCCTTCGAACTTGGTGCCGTCGCGTTTGATGCCCGGCTGCGAGCGCAGGATTTGCGTTGGCATCAGAAGGTCCCGCCCACCACCACGCCAGATGGCGCAACGCCCAGTGCGGCATAAGCGGCCGCGCCATCGGCGGCGGTAAACACCGCATCACCCACAGCCGTGGCTCCAAGGTTGATGCGAGCGGCCCCGGCCGTTGTCGCGCCAGTGCCGCCGTCTGACACCTGGATGGGAACGGCCAGGCCGCCCGTGTCGGCGTTGACCACATCGGTGCCATCGCAATACAGGATCGAGCGCGAGCCGGATGCCACCAGCACGCCAGCGCCAGCCGATGTTTTGATGGTGAAGTTGTACGCACCCGTGGTCTCGTTGTTCACCCAGTACTGCTGCACCGTGGCTGGAACGATGATGTTGCGGTTGCCCGTCAGCGTTCCGGTGAATCCGTAGGCGATGCGGTTGAGCTCGGTGCCGGTCAGCGTGTAGTTTCCGGTACCGGACACGTTGATCGAGGTGTAGTCGAAGGCGAAGGTGGCGGACTGGCCAAAACCGATCGTGTAGTAGTTGATGCCGTCCGAGACGATGATGGCCGACTCGCCAGGCTGGAAAGACAGCGTTGCGCTGCCGTCAATGAAAACAGTGCCCGTTGGGTCGGCCACGATCGCACCAGACCCCGAGTTGCGCAAGTAGCAAAACCAGTCATTTCCGACGGTGGTGGGGGCCGGCAGCGTCAGTGTTCCGCCAGCGCCAGTCCAAACAAACATGCGCGCTCTGTCTTGCACGCCTGCGCTGTAGTTGCTGTTGAACTCAGTGATTGGAACGGACTGCGATAGCAGCGTGCCGGTGGCCACAATACCGTTGCCAGCAAGCGATGAGGCGTTGACCGTGGATGTGGTTGCGCCGTACTGCAGAGCAACCCAAGCGCCTGCGGCCGTGCTGTTGTTGGTGAGGTAAACCTGCCACAGCGTGCCGGACGCCACGGTGACGATTTGGGTGCCGGCCGCGTTTTTGACAGTGAACGTCGATGCGCCCAGGTTGTTAAACAGGATGGTTTGGCCCGTACCGGTACCGTTTGCAGGCGGCAGCGTGATGGATAGGCCTGCGGACGCCGGTGTGACGTCCATGATCTTGGTGGCCAGGTTTGAGCTTGTCGAGGTCTCGTCGGGCCAGCTCAGCGTAATGTCGGCAACCAGGGCCGTCGAGCTGTAATCTATCTCGCTGGGGTAAATATTCGCCCCACCGAAAACGTCGGTGTATGTGGTCATGCTTCAGTCCTTTGGGCGCTGCGGTCCATGATTTTCTTCAGGTCCTCGCCGTTGATCGCCTGGGCGGCGCGGTCGTACATTTGCTGCCATGTGCCGATGCGCTCGTCCTTCTTCAGGAACGGCGTGGCCTCCAGCAATGTGGCGTACAGCAGCAGGTCGGGCGCGTACTCGGTCAGCCAGTTGGTCTGGAAGTCCTCGCCCAAAAAGCGCGGCTGCTCGTAGTAAAGAACCTCAAGCGTCTGCGCAGCGATGGGCGTTGGCGTGATCAGCCAGTGGTTGTAGTCGTAGTCCGCATAAAACTGCGGAACAGCCGTCTCGGCCTCGTCCGGCCAGTAGCCTCGGCAATACTCATAGGCGCGGGCAAAAATCGGCTGTCCGTCCAGCGTCATGCTGATCGTGTCGCGCCAACGGTCGGGCTTGCGGTAGGTGGCGACGCCAATTTGCAGCGGGGTTTGAACGGCGCGAATGAAGCCCTGAATCTTGAGCTCGCGAGAGATGCGGCGCTCGCCAAGTGTGACCAGGCGAGGCAGCTGCTCATAAACGATCTGGTCGCTCTCAGCGGTAAAGCCCCGCTCAAGGTAGCGGCGCACATCTTCCAGCAAGCTGCTGTACGTCATCGTGTACATGGGGACTCCAAATGGTTATGAAGCCGCTGGTCCAGCTGGCGCGTTGTTGCGGGAATTATAGGGCTCGGCAGACATTTTGGGAAACAGGCGTCAGGCGGCCATGTTGCCGGCCACGGACGCCACCTCTGTGACACGGCGGCTCCAGCCTTTGCCGAATGTGTCCCAGTTCTGCAAGTCCATCAAGAACGACAGGCGGCGCTTGTTGTAGTCCTCAACCAGGTCAGCGGGGCCAAATCCAGCCACGGCAGCCAGCGTCTTGGGGCCAATACCGCCATCGGGCTCAACGCCAACGCAGGCCTGCAACCACTTGGCCGCACGGCCTGGACCGCTGTTGACGGCCGCGTCAAACACGGCGTAGTCCACGCCAGCCGGTAGATCGTCGCCTTTGATCTTGTCCCAGTATTTGGCCTTGTACATGGGGCCAACAATCTCGGGTGTCAGTGCGCGCATGGCCTTCTCGTCAACCTCGTGGCCAACCCACTCCTCCCAAACCTTCTTGGTCACGCCAAGGTTGGTCATGCCGCCGGGGTCGGCAGGGTGGTTCACAAAGCCGCCTTCGTGATGCAAAACGGCTTTGAGCGCGGATTCGAAGTTGTCTTTCATTTCATGTCCTTAAGTTTCTGGATTTCACTGCCCTTGTCTTTGGAGCCTTGGGAACTTCCACGGTGGAAGTTCAGCACGGTGCCGGACATGGTGATGAGAGAGCCGAGGGCCATGTAGACCAGCTCTTTATTCTGCTCGGGCACGCCTTTGATGAATGCAAACCACGCCAAGAAGATGGTGGCAGCAACGATTCCAACGTCCAAAGCATAGGCGGTGTTTTTGGCCAGCCACGATGCCTCTGTGGACTCCTGAATCTTAGCGTTCATGTCCCGCGCGCTGTCGGTGTTGGCGTTGCTCAACTCGACCAGCTTGGTGTCGTTGGCCATTTGAGCCAATTCGCCGTTCTGCTGCATCTGCGCCAACTCTTGCTTTGCGGCTGCGGCGGCTGCCGGGTCAGGCAGGAAACGGTCGATCAGTTTTCCGCCAATAGCAGCCAGTGGGTTCAAGTCACTTAGGTTCATCAGTTGCCCCTTTTGGTTAGCATAGCGCTGGCGATCTCCAGCATGAATTTCACCTGTTCTAAGCTCTCGGGCTGTTGCGCCCAACCAACAGTGATCTGGCCAACAAAGCGATGACTGTCTGGCGGCACGCTGACTCGGCAGGTGTAGCCGACGCCCTTCTCGATGTACCACAGGCCAACCTCGGACTGGGCGTAGCGGTACTCGCTGCACGGAATCTGGTTGGTCATCAGGGCGATCACGTCGTTGTTGTTTCCTGAGTTCTGGCTAAACAGACCAACGTCGATGTCCTCAATGCTCTTGTCCCGGCCGTCCTTGGTGTACGCCTTGTGCAGCACGCGGCTGTTGAACAAGGGGTTGACCTTGAACACGGCCACCACCGTTGCGCCCGTCTTTTTGAAAAGCATGGTGGAGGCCTCGTCAACCCGGCCAACATTGATCTCGGGCAGCTTCTTGGACTCCTTGTAGGCGTCGCGCATGAACTCTTGGTTCTGCCACAGGAAGTAGCCGGTGAACGCCACCACGCCCATGATGAGGATGGCAAACAGCTTGAACGGCGAGTCCACATACCCGAGCACCTTGTCGAGGGTGGAGTTGGCATTTAGCTTATCGTCGCTCATCGCAGGTGCTTCACATACAAGACGATGCCGTAGCCTATCAAGGCCGCCAGAATCACGGTGGCGACCCCCACGGCTATGTACTCGGACCAGCGATCAATTGCCCGCTTGCGCAAAACGATGCGGCGTGCTTCGGCCTCCTTAGCCTCACGACGACGCCTGGCTGCGGCGGCCTGGAATTTAACCCAGTCCTCCCACATGCCAGGGCGGCCGGCGTAGACCATCGACTCGCGCAGGTGTTCTTCCTGCTGCCTGAGCTGCTCCAGCGCCATGAATTCTTCCATGTCGGAGCCGCCACCCTTCTTGGTGGCTTTTTCCTGAATCTTGGCCTTGTTGTCAAAGTAGTCGAACACCCGAGACCCAAGCGCAGACAGCTCTTTTCCGTTGGCCAGCGCCGCCTTGATGACATTAAAAGCCGCGTTGGCAGCGGCGAGCTCTGCAATCATCTCAGCACCTCAATCAGGGTCTTGGTTGTCCAAATAACAATGCCAACAATCAAAATTGCCGCGACAAGAGCCTCGGCAAAGTCTCTCATCATGCAGCCCAGGGCAGTGCAGGCGTTACCACTGGCGGGTTGATCTGGTTTTGGATTTGCTGCTCAACAGCGGCCTCTGTGGCGTCTTTGTCCACGCCGTTGGCCCAAATCCAGCCCAGCACTTGTTCTTGCGTCAGGTCGGCGTAGGGTGTGAAGCCGGAGCCTGTTGGGGCTGGCAGTGAGCATGTGGAGTACACCGAGGCAGTGTAGGCGTCTTGCACACCGGAGCATGTCCAGTGGGCATTGAACACCACATCAGTTTCGTTGTCGGCCTGTGGGTAGCAGTCCATTGCGGTAATTGTCCAGTTGATTGTCGTCATGGTGAGTCCTTAAAAGTGAGAGCAATAAAAACCCAGAGCGCCACCAGCCGATGTGACCAGAGCGTCCCAGATGTCAGGGGTGTGATTTTCTTTGTTCAAAGCGTCATAGAGTTCCTTGATGAACCCTGCAACAACCGATAAAGCAAAGGCGTACTGAGGGCCAGTGAACGGCAAGAACACAGCGAACAGGATGACCCCGGCAGCAAAGTGGAGGGCTTTGTCAGCGGGGATGCTGTTCAGGCGTGTGAGGACTTGATCGATCATGCTGCTTCCAGTGCTGCAAGGCGTTGACGGAGGGATTGGATTTCCTTGACCAACATAGGCACAAGTTTGGAATAGTCCACTGCCATCATTGCTTCTGGGTCAGCGGGTTGATGCACAGCTTCGGGAGCAACAGTCACAAGTTCTTGGGCAATAAATCCGTAACGTTGGTGTGAACCGTCTGATTTCCAGTCGTATTCACGCACTTGCAAAGCATCAATCAAGGCAGAAGCTGAAGCGGCGTCTTGGATGTTCTCTTTCAGGCGTTGGTCTGAAGTTGTGTTGTACAGCACTGCCGTTGTGCCTGATTGGGTGATAGAACCGATTGACGATCCGTTGTAGCCAAATCCAACGTAACCAAAACCAGTAGTAGTTCCGTTAATGTGATTTACGTACAAGCCTTTGTTGGTTTTGTCGAAGTTAAAACTGTCGGAGTTTTGATACGCCGTTCCAGTAGTCCCCACCAGCAAGTTACCGCTGGAGTCAATACGGGCGCGTTCTGTGGTGGCTGTGCCAAACAACATTGCGTCCAAGATGTGGTTGTATTGCAGGTAGCCACGATAGCGGTCAGTTCCTGATGCTCCATCAGCAAAGCACAGGTATCCGCTACTCGCAGTGCCCGTGTAAATGGTTGCGCCCCAGTCGGATGTGCCTGAACCAATGCCAACCCCGTTTACAAGCCAAGCAGACGGGTTCGTCTGGCCAACCCCCAAATTCCCACTCGCATCCAGCGTCATCGCCTGAGTAAAGCTAATAGCGTTACCTGCTGTGCCGGAGGGGGCGGTGAACCATGCGTGAAAACCGTTAAACGACTGATACTGAGTGGCGGCAGCGGAAATACCATAGCGCCACCCCGAGCCGTTGTACCAAGCGTTTGCCGAAAGGAATACGTTGTTGTTTGCTGCGCTGGCAAGGCTTGAACCAACTCCAGCAAACTCAAATGCTTTTAATCCACTCCAAGCACTCGGAGTAACCCCCAAGCCGAGGTTGCCGGAGGAGTCGAGGCGCATACTTTCCGTGGCGTAGTTGTTGCGCGAGAAAATAATTGGCTGAGTCGTTCCAAGTGTTGAAAACGCCAAACCAGTGCCATCTACAGCAATGTCGCCACCGTTGACGTTATCGCTGCTCATGCGAATTCTTCCGCCAGCAACTTGTAGTTTCTGTGCAGGCGAACTCGTCCCAATACCCAGACCTGTGCTGGTCAGGCGCATTTGTTCGCCGCTTACGTTCCATGCTTGGTATGAGCCAGCAATAGAAATCAGAGGCGAATAGGCAGCGCCAGTTCGGTCGTACGATGTGTAGTAAGCGATACCGCCAGACGCAAAGATTTCAGCGCCGACCCCCGTACCTGCAAGCGCAGAACCAGTGCCTTCAATTCGACCACCATTACCAAACCGACCAAAACCTATCGTGGCAAACGTAGTCCCATCAAACGTCAGCGCACTACCAGAGGTCAGTACTTTGGAGCCGTTGAGGTAGGCCACGCCGTTGGCTGTGCCGCCTGAGAGGGTTACAGCGCCCGACGCGCTCAGCGTGGTGAACGCGCCCGTGTTCGGTGTCGTAGCGCCCACGGTGCCGTTCAGGGCACCAGCGAACGAGGTCGCGGTGACGGCTGCCAAACCACTCAGGTTCCCCGAGTCGTCCAAGATGCCAGCCGAGTTTTGCACCAGCTTGCCGGTGGTGGTGTCAAAACGCACCAGCGCGTTGTCCGTGGCTGAGGCTGGGCCAACAACATCACCGCTTGCGCCAGCCGCAGAAGCCAGCAGTGTGACCACACCGCTGTTGTTTTTGTAGTACAGCTTGCCGTCCGTGATGTTCAGAGCTGGCTCGCCGTTGGCCAGGTTGCCTGCAGATGGCACGGCCGATGCTGTGGTGCTGTAGTACAGCTGGATGGGTGTGTAGCCTGCTTGGGACATAGTTTTCCTCTCGAAATTTAGAACGTGCCGCCGGAAATGCCCGACCACACTGGTGTGCCTGCGCCCGCCGACGTGAGCACCTGCCCCGCCGTGCCGTTGGCGATGAACCCGGTCGTGCCTGCGCCGGTCTGATACGGGATCTGGGAAGCTGCGCCGCCGTCCAGGTTTGTCGCCTTGCCTGCGGTAAGCGTTGACTGCGCAACGTACTGCGGGCCTGCCGCGCCTGCCGTGAGCACGTAATTCAACGTGCCAAGCGCCAGCATCGCGGTGGTGCCGGACGCGGACTGGTACGGCAGCGAGCCTGCGGTGCCGCCAGCCAGGTTGGTGGCTGTACCGACGGACAGGGTGGACTGCGCTCTGTTTTCCCAGCGCTGATCGCCGGAGTCGTAGACGATGACGTCACCTGAAACCAGCGTGCCAAACTGCACGTTCCCGTCCGTGCCGCCGAGCACGGAGCCGAAGGTCGGACGCACAAACAAGATGCCGTTTGAGACGCCAACGTTCACCACAGCGGCCACGAGGGCGATCGCGTTGGGCGTGTTGGGTTTGGTCTTTGTGAGGCCACCAGCCACCGATGGGTTGTAGTAAAGAATCTGGCCCTGCGTCCAGGCCTCTGCGCCACCCGTGGTGTTGATGTTTTTCACCTCGCCAAACTCAACGACCGTGATCCAGTCGTTTGTCGTGCCCGTCTGCATGGCCACGCCAAGGATGTAGTTCGACTGGTCTGGCTGCAAACCTGTGGCTGGAGCGGCTTGCAAACCTCCCGAAGCGCCCAGCGTGCCAGTGAACATCAAAACCTGACCTTTTGTGGCCGGTGCGCTGAGCTTCACACGGTAGTACAGCTCCTCGCCGACGTGTTGAATCACCGCGCCATTCATCTGGAATGCCAGCGTCTGGAACATGTCGGCGTCGTCGTAGTACAGACGACCGGTCGCATCGGTTACCGTGGCCGTTGTGTCAAACTGAATGAAATCAGGCGACGAGATACCGCCGGTCAAGGCGGTCATCGACGTAATGTCGTTGTTGGCCCCCAGCACCGCAGCGGACAAATTCAGGCGCGCTCCTGCGGCCGTAGTGGCACCAGTTCCGCCGTTGGCCACAACCAGCGTGCCGCCCAGCGTCACAGCGCCCGTGGTGGCCGTCGCAGGCGTCAGGCCAGTGGTGCCGCCGCTGAACGAAAGAACGCCCGTGTTGGCGATCGTGACCGCCGTGCTGCCGTTATAACTTGTGCCCGACAGACCAGTGCCGATCGTCAGTGCCTGCGAGGCCGTGGCCGTCACCGTGATCGAGCCGCCAAGCGACACCGACGAGCCGTTAATCGTGACCGACGAGAAGCTCAGCGCCGCATTCGGGATATTCGACAGCGTGTTCAGAGACGCGTCGATGGTCTTGTTTGTCAGCGCCTGCGTGCCGGTCAGCGTCACGCCATCAAGAATGCCGTACCCAGCGATCGTGGTCGGTGTGCCGGTCACATTCAGCCACGCGGGCGTCACATCCACTGCGCTGGCGCTGGTCACCACGCCCTTGCTGTTGACCACCAGCACAGGCACCTGCGTGCCCGAGCCATATGTGTTTGCCACCACGCCCGAGTTGGGCAGGTCGGCGTTCACCATCGTCCGGAACACCGGGTCGGCCACGCCGCCAGACGTTGGGCCCGCAAAAAAACTGTTTGCCGCCACAGGAGCCAAAATCAGCGTCGAGCCCCATGTGGGTGCGCCGGTACCGCCGGACACCAGCACCTGGCCAGAAACACCAGCGGGGCCAACATAAAAACCATCAGAGCCAGACCAGATCACAGCGCCGGGCTGCATCGTCAGGCTGCGGGCCGTGCCACCGCTTTGCAGGCCCAGAATGTTGTCCACCTGAGCGTCGTCGGCCAGGTCAACCGCTGGGTGACGGTGGTCAGAGCGGGACAAGGTCAGCGCCGTGCCTGCCGAGCCCGAGCCGGTACCGGTCAGCGGCGTGCCGCCGTAATTCACAGCAAGCGTGACGTTCGAGGACAACGCGCCGCCGCCGGTCAGGCCGTTTCCAGCGATCACTTGGCGGGTGGTGGGCACGTAGCCGGAAATCGAGATCGGCACCGACGTCGCAGCCATCACGCGGCCCGTGGCGTCAACGGTGAGCTGCGGCACATTCGAGCCGTCGCCATACACACCAGGCGTCACGCCCGAGCTGGCCAACTGCGTGGTACCGATGCCGCCCGGGGCAACCGACAGGGTCACGTTTGCGGACAGCGCACCGCCGCCCGTAAGCCCCGTGCCAGCAATCACCTGGCGGCTCAAAGGCACACCAGCCACCTGCAGCAGGTCACCGGCGCGGATTTTGTACGTCACGCCCTGGTAGACGCCAACCAGCAGCGTGTCTTCCGAGGCGGGCGTTACAGGAACGGGCAGCTGGGTGATGCTGACCGGAATGAGGTTTGATGGAACGGTTGCCATTTTTTAATCCACGATGTAGATGAACCGCTGCCCATCTTCAGTCACAACAAAACGCGACCCGTCTTGCGTGATCACGCCGGAGGGGCTGGTTGTCACGGGCACATCGGGCCGCACAAACGGCAGCACGATCTGGTCCTCCTTGCGCGGGGCCAGGCGGTAAGGGTCGTAGTCGTCCGTGTCCTCATCGCAGACCATCAACGCCGGGTAGTTTGGGTCCGGGTGCAGCTCAGCCAGCCGAAACTTGCGCGAGCAACGCGCGCAAATGCCAATCCCGTAGGTTGGCTCGCCGGTGGGGTCAATAAAGCGCGGCATGTCTTACTTCGTGTAGCAGCCGATGCCGGGGTTGATGTACGTTGGTGAGCCGTCGTTGTCGCCGTCCCACGCAGCCTGACGCGCAAGGTACCACTTCTGGTCCAGCATGCCGACCAGCGATGGGTCAACCGACGGGGTCTCGGCGGCCACGCGCGAGGCCAGGCCTGCCACGATCGCCTCAAGCCAACGCTGGGGCACCTCGACGTCTTGGCGCAGGTTTTGCGTGTCCATGATGTGGCGGTGACGCCAGACAATCAGCTGCTGGTGCTCAGCAGCCAGATTCGGGCTTGGCCACAAGTTCATCACGGGCTGAGGCAGGTCGCGCTGGAACCAGTAGGTAAGGGGCCGGCCCAAGAACACCTTGTTGCTCTGAGCCACGTAGGTGTCGCGGTTCAAAGGTCCCATGGGGATTTCCTGCGGCAGCGTGCCCAGGTAAACCTCCTCGATAAGCATCGGAGCGGTGCTGGTGATGCGGAAGAACTCTTTGGCCAGCGCAGGCACAACGTCCGTCCATGTCCACTCGCCAGAAGATGCCTCGGTTGTTTGCGTGCCAACGGTGGTCCAGATGATCCCGTCGCGCGAGGTCTGGAATGTCAAGTCCACGGCAGCACCAAGCCATTTAACGCCCACGGTGTTGACGGTACCGACGCCGCCATCTTGGTCCGTGAAGTCCACGGTGTAGCTCTGAGACAGCGCCACAGTGGTGCCGGTCAGCTCCTGCAGCGTGCGCAGGTTTGCGTTCAAAACCTCAACGGTGCCGTTCGTCAGCGTGACGATGGGTTGACCTTCGTAGAACGGGTAAATCTGGCGCTCAATGCACCAGCTTGGGGTCTTGGTGTTGGCCAGGTCGCTCAGCAGCAGATACAGGGCTTCAAGCGCGTAGCTTTGCATTTCCGCTGTGATCGCTTGCGCTGGCAGGCGGCAACGACGAAAGGCGGTATCGACCACCTTCAGTGCATTGAATGTCGTGTTGCTTATGCTGCCGGAAAAGGCCATGCTAACTCCGTGTTGGGTCGTCAGATGGCCGCCGTTCCAGCGTGCCCTTTTGAGGGTTTTGGGAATTGTAGATCAAGAGGATGCAAAGCGGCAAACCTGCCGCCTTGCTCACACTGATCAGCACATCGAGGCTTTGCCGCCTTTTTTCATGGCCAGCATCGGCTCGCGGGGAGAGACGGGGACCATTTTGCGAACGGGAGCTTGCACCTTGCGGCTGCTCATGGCCGACTCGCGGCGCATGCTTGGTGTCTCGGCCATCTCGCGCTTTTCCATCGCCTCAACGCGTGGCACCTTGCCGCCCTTGGCCAGCTTGGTCAAAGGCTCACCCTTGTGCAGAGCTTTTTCGTGCTTGTGCACAGCCTTGGCCATGCTTTTCTTGTCCATCGCCGCGTCGCTGTGGACCTTGCCACCCTCTGCGTAAGCGGACTTGCAAGCGCCGCCCTTGGCCAGCTTCAAAGTTGGCAGGTTTGGAGCCACCGGCTTTGAGCCTTTGATGCCAGGGTTCTTGTTGCCTTTGATGCCAAGATTGCTGTTGTCGGCCAGCATGCCAGGGTTTTGAACCTTGCCGCCCTTGGCGTAGTTTTGTTTGTTGTCCGAGGCCTTCTTGCCGAAGTCGAACTCTTTGACGTATGTGCAGCCCATGATGTGCTCCTTCATTCCCGGTCGGAATGACCTTTTAAATTGTCGATCTTGCGCTCAATCCGGTCAAACCGATCAAGCAGTTGTTGCATGTCCGCTCTGAACTCAGTGCGGGTAATGTGGTCTCGAGCAACCTCTTCACGGGTTCGGTTGAGCAAAATACTCAACCGATCCAGCTCGTCAAACTTGCTCTTAAGTAAAAAGCCCATGACCGCCACAATTGCGCTGAGGGCCACATTCCAAAGCATCATCTCCATGACGACTTACCTCCTCGCCCAGAGTTAAGCTGGGACATTGTAGGTTTTGATGCCTTCAATGGTGATGGTGTACCGGTCGCCCGATGCTGCCCCCACAGTTGAAAACAGCACGTCGCCAGTCTTGCCTACGCCAGCGTTGTTTGGGAAGCCACCAAACGAGCTGTAGTCCATCAAGTAAAACTGATTCTCGGGAATGGTCTCGCACAACAGGTCGGTCGTGGCATCCCAAAGGATGTCCACAGACATGCCAATAGTTTGAGCCCAAATCTTGTTGATCTTGATGCCGTTGCAGGCGTTGCCCGATGCATTTGGGGCAAGGGTGGACACGTCGATCTTGAGAGCGCCGGTCTCGCCGGTGCCGTCGCTGATGTTCGTGAACTTGCCGATGAACAGGCGCTCACCGTCAAGGATTGTTTGTGATGTTACTGCGTCAGCCATGTTGCGCTCCTGTTTGAATGATGGAGCCGGGGCCAGTCAAGGCCCCGGTTTGAATTAGGCCGCAACAGCGCCGTTCAAAGCAACGATGGCCCAGCCAGCACCGGTGTACACCAGCATGGCGGACTCGCCAACACCGGTGAACGTGATGGTCGAGAAACCAATCTTGGTGGTGGGCGTCAGCACAGCGGAGCCGCCGTCCACAACGTGGCTGATGATTTTGAGTTGACCCAAAGTACCGTTGGCCAACGTGAGCGCCTGGGCTGAGCCAGTGCTTGTAAGGCTGGTCAGCATGTCTGTCAAATTGACAGCGCCAGCGCCAGACAGGGCTTGGTTAGTGGCAATAAGGTCGCCAGTGACGTTGCCGGTGACTGCGCCGATAAAGCCGTTGGTGGAAGTAACTGGACCAGAAAAAGTCGTAGAGCTCATGATGATTTCCTCACATGCGAGTTGTGCGCAGCCGTCTGCATGTCGTCGGCCTGGGCGGGCCGTCTGCTGCGCGAAAAAAGGTGCCCAACAAAGCCCCCGCCTTTTGAGCAGGGGCTTCAGTTGGCATCTTAGATGCCGGAGGTGCCGAACACGCCGCGTGGGTCAGTCCAGCCCAGAACGTAACGCTCTGTGGCCTTGTAACGCATGCTGTCGGTTTCGAAGTCGCCTTCCATGGATTTCTCCAGGCCGCGACGCATCAACAGTTTCAGACCTTCGGGAGCGTCGGTCTGAACCCACCAAGCTGTGGTGGAAGTGATACGCGACAAGTTGGCTTGGCCTTCGGCCAGCAAGCCCATCGATTTCACAGGGTTGATGTCGTTGTCAGCAGTGCCAGTGCGCAGCACGGACTTCAGCAGCACTTCAGCCGAGAACACGTTGGAAGGACCGGTGACGATCTTCTTGGGTGTCAGGCGGATGCGCTTGCCGTTGTTGTCCACAGCATTGCGGATCTGGATCAGCATCTGCTCGAGGGACGTCTGCGACAGGGCAGCGGCGGTGGACAGCTGGTTGCTGAACGTGCCGTTGACGATGGGGTGAGCTGTGGAAACCAGAGCCACGCCGTCGCCACCTGTGTACGCGCCGTTGAAAGCGCGGTTCAAGATGTTGGCAGCCAGGGTCTCTTTGGTCTCGATCAGCGACTGAGCCAAGTGCTTGGCGTAAGTCTGGCCGATACGGATGTGGTCGCCGTCTTCAACCAAAACTTTGGTCAAAGCGAAGGCCAAGCCGTACACCTTGTATAGGTAGCGCTGCAAGAACAGCACGCCGCCGGACTGGTACGTCACTGCCATGCCGTCGGGCAGCTCAGGAGCTGCGCCGAAGCCGTACAAGACGGGCTCTTCATGGTAGTTGCGTGGGATGCCTTTTTGCTCGCGGAACACTTGTTTCCACTCGTCGGCACGTTGCTCGTAAACACCATCGAACACTTCGTTCAGGATGGGCTCGACTACGGAACGGAAGTCCGTACTGCGCATTGGGGTTGCCATGTTTCAGCCCTCCTTAGATGCTGTTGACTGCTGCTTTGTAGGCGTGTTCGTTGATGCGAACAGTGGCCGTGACATAAGCGTCAGTCAGCGAGTCGTTGATGTTGTATCCGAAGCCGGTGATCTGGAACTGGCCAGAAGTCGACTGGATGGCGGTGAGGTAGGTGTTGCTCAGGCCCGTTTGGGTTGAGCCACCAGGCGAGGCAACAGTCCAATCGCACTCTTCGCCGACAGCCGTTTGCACGGTGGTACCAGCGGAGGGGTTGTTGTACTGCACATCGAACAGCGTTTCTGGATCGTCAAACACCCAGGCAGTGATTTCAGTGCCTGTGGTGCCGCTTGGCCAGAATGGGCTGATGGTGGGCTTGCCGGTAGCGTCCAGGTACTGGCAGCCAGCAAAGATACCCAAAAGGGTAATGCCGTCTGTAGTGCCGGAACGGGTGCCGTCAGAGGTGCCCAGTTGAATAACACCAGCGTCAGTCAACTTCACGGGGTCGCCCGAGAAAATGTTGGCGGCGTAGGTGCTCGCTACGGTGTAGGCTTTGGGACGCATCTGACCACTGTTGTGGTAAGAGGCGCGAAAGCCAAAAGGTGCGCTTGTCGAGGACATTTAGCGTTCTCCTTGAGGGATTGATGAATGAACCAGAAAATCAGGTCAGCTCAAAACGAGCGTCCCTGCGTTGTCCAATTTCCGTCATGCCATCACCCGCATCCATGCGTGAACCAGAAGCGCGAGCTTGTTGCTCCATGAAATCAGCGGTGTCGGTGAGCTTTTCCTCTTCGCGCATCGGCGCGTCGTGGTGAGCTTCCTGCATGTACTTTTCGTACAAGCTGATCGGGAGTTTGAAAGCGAGCATCTCGTTCACCCCAATAAAGCCAGTCCAGTCGCCCGTCTTCAGGGTGACATATTCCCAGCCTGGAACATCCTCAGGCTTCAGTGGCTCATAACCCAGCCGCATTCTCATGTGGATGGAGTCTCTTGGGTTGGTTGTGGTCAGCCAGCACGTGTGCCAGCCATTAAGTTTCGGCAAGTCCGGAAGTGAGGACTGGTGAAACTGCTGTCGGAACATTTCAACCCGCTCGTCATCGGACAAAGTACGTGATTCAGTTGCAGCGCGATCTACCATCGCACGGCTCTCACGGTTGTCACCAGCAGATTTCTTTAAGCGTTCATCGGACATTTTTCTCGCTCCTTTCAGCGATTGGGGAAATTATAGGCTTGCGATTTTCAAAAAACAA